TTACACTTTTTTTAAATAGTCTCCACTTACCCATCCTGATGGAATTCTTGCAAAACCACTTTTCCACTCTTTTACTGTGACACGAGTACCATATCTTAATGCTCCGTTTGATTTAGCATGTTCTTGTGCATTTTTAGTTAATTTATTTTTAGGAACAATATTGTAATTAGTTCCTGCTCCTTCTCTTACATATAAACCTGATTTAGCTGTAACTTTATATGTTCCTAAAGGTTTAGAAGATTTCTTTCGATTGTAAACAGACTCTAATTTTGCTTTAGATTTTGACCCATATTTCCCATCTACAGTTAAACCATAATCTCCTTGGAATTTTCTTAATGCTTTATCAGAGTCACTTCCGAAATCTCCATCTGCACCATATGATCCGCAAGAGTAACCTACAGCAATCAACATTGTTTGCATTGTTTTAACGTCATTACCTTTATCGCCTTTAGAAAGATATGATTTAGTTGCTGTAGAAGTATTGGAAGTAGTGGCTGTACTTCTTGCTCTACCGCTTACTACAATAACTGTATGACCTTTAGTTTTAGTTACAAGAATATCACCATTATATAACATTCCTTCACCAGTCACGCTTTTTTTAGATTCAAACAAGCCACTTGCTTCTAATGTACTAGCCTCATTTGCTGTTGTGATATTCCCTACATCTTTACCAGTTGCTTGAATGATGCAAGCTCTAACAAGTGAAGAACAGTCACATTCAGTAGCTGTAGCAATTTTATCTAATGAACCATATTTTTTTAATTGAGTAATAACTCCATTTCTTTCATTTTGATCATACCCAATTTTAGTATTGTCACACGCTTGTTTCATAGCTAAAGCAAGAGCATTTGCATGAGCTACACTTTTTGCTCTTAAAACATACCAACCTTTTTTATGTGTATAGTATGCTTGTGTTGAGACTTCTTTTCTTGTTTGATCACCAGCCTTTCCATTTTTTAGATTACCGTTTTCATCAATTCTAGCTGAACCTACAATTAAACTCATATTTCATTACCTCCTTAATTTTCTTTAACGTGTTTAATTGAATACCGAACACAACATTCATGTTCAATACAACATCCTCCTATTCAAAAAATACCCAGTCATCCGCTAACATATCTGTTTGTGATGGTGCCCAAGGTACAATATTTTTCTTTGCATCTAGATTATCAGTTTGTAAATTAGATGAATCTATACAAACAAAAGGATTTGTTGTTGCATCTGTTTCACATAAATGAATAAAAATTCCTTTACCGTTCCAACCTTTTCTAGCAAGCTTCATTCCTCTTTTTAGATATTTGATAGCTTCATCAAAACCAAAAGTAGCTTCTCCACCTAATTCAGGACAATTTTCTTCATCAGCAAGAATCCATCCATCATCAAGAATATTAGATAACGTATAAATAACTCTTTCAGTTTCTCTAATATCCATTTCTTTGCCTTCTTTGGTATGCATGATTACTGTTTTCTTTTCATCATCCCAATACCAATATCCACCCCAACTTGGAAGTTTAATTTTTTCTCCGTTATACATAAGTTTAAATGCTCTTTTAAATTTCATTTTTATTTTCCTCCTAGCTTGATGCATCTATTTTCAAATTTCTTATAAGCATCTAAATAAAGTTCTTTCTTATCTCCGTTGTAAGTTAATTCATAGTACATTCCATCCGAAAGAGATGTTGATGCTAATGCTTTACTATTTTGTAACGCTTTGCAACTCCAAACAGCATAAACATCAAAATCAACTTTGCCATCCGTTTTATCAAGATGTTCTTCTGTGTACTCTCTGACTACTTTTTTACATAAATCTAAAAATTCATCTGAACCCATTCGTTTTGTCCTCCTAATATAAAAGAGAGCTATTCGCTCTCTTTATCATCTTTGTTTAGTTGTTCTAAAGCATTTCTAATCTTGTTGGGAATTGGAATTCCAATGTTTGCTACATTTTCTAATAATGAGATACCTTCATTGGCGATATAGAAATAGCATACAAGTGTTCTAAATACCCAATTTCCAGTTCCTAGAATACGATCTAGCATTACACCAATGATTAATACAACTAAAATCATTAGCTTTTTAACTAAACCTTTGAAACCAACCTCACTGTTTAATTGATTACTGATGAACGCATACAATACACCAGTAACATAATCTAAAACCATAAACACGATTAAAACTTGTAAAGCTAAATCCCAACTACCAAATAAATAAGTAAAAAAAGTAGCAATAATTGCTACAATCCCGTTAAAGTACTTTTCCATAATTTTCATTTTCCTCACCTTCATTCAAAAATTCAATTCCATGCATTGCTAGAATTTGATGCAATTTGATGATGTACTTGTTTTGACTTTGAATAATGTCGCTTTGAATATTAATGATATTATTCAATTTTGAAATGTTATCTCTCATTTCTTGAATATCTTCAAATACTACATCATTCATCTTCATCATCTTCTTTTAATAGATTATCATATTCTTCTTGTGTTAATCGACCGTTGTTGAATGCGTTTTTAGTCATGATCAACCAAAAATTATATGAAATTCTACTCTTCAACTTCTTCAATGTCTTGTACATCTGTGTTCACCTCACTTTCTTCTGTTGGGATATAGACTCCACTCATTTCAGCTAAATACTGAATTAAAAGATTTTGTGTCTCCACTTTTTCTTTTAAAGCTTTGGCGTTTTGCAAATCAACTTGTTCTCCAATTGTTAAATTTGAACCATCAATACTAGGCATCTTTAATTCCTCCTTCTTCTTATGTCTTTAATAAATCCAAACAATACGTATTCAGCTTGTTTGTTAGATTATAAGAGTTTCCTTTGCTAACGTGATTTTTGTACGCTCCAAAGCATTCTTGAAGCTTTTCAACTGACATCTTGTTTAGTTTGACTCTCTTACACATCTTTCTTAATTTCATCTTTTCATGTTTAATGCTTTGCCTATCTACAATCATGATAACTTTACCGTTTTCAGTAACACGATATTCAAAGCCTAGAAAAGTAAATTTCTCGCTGAACGGTATTATCTTTGTCTTTTTAGGATTAACTCTTAACCCTATCTTTGCTAATTCTATTTTTATTTGTTCCAATGCATATTCTAGATATTCCTTACTTGGATGTATCATGATTGAGTCGTCCATGTAACGAATGTAATACTTCATATGAAGCTTTTCTTTGATGTAGTGGTCTATTGGGTTTAAATAGCTAATTCCAGCTATCTGCACCATTTGTGAGCCGGGTTTATATCCTTTAACATCCTTGTATTGATTATCAAGAACTTCTTTGACCCTTTTATAAGCTCCATCATCTAATTTTGCTCTAAACATATCTTCTACTACTTCGTGTGACATAGATTGATAGTATTTAGAAATATCAATCTGCAAGATATACCCATCAAATCCATGATTACGATAATGTGCCCATAGGTATTCTTTAAGATACTTTCTTGCGTAGTCTGTTCCTTTACCTTTCTGACAAGAACAATTTGTCTGAATGAATGATCTTGTCATTCTTGGATAGAGAACTTCATCATTGATTGCTCTTTGATAAATCCTATCTCTAAAGGATATTGAAAGTCCTTCTCTTCTTTTAGGATAAGTAATCAATATCGTTTTAGGCTTTCCGCTTCTATATGTTCCATCTTTCAACTGACAGTACAATTTATAAATATTCATCAAAGCATCATTAGAAAATGCCATGACGCTCGGTTTCCAAGAAACACCCTTTCTACATTTTAAGTATGCATTGTACAAAGCATCTAGATTTACGATTAATTTTTCATCTTCGGTCATAAACAGCCTGATCTTTCTTCTATTGATTTTGTTAAATAAAAAAATGCTGTCGCAGTTGATACTTCATAGAGTACCAACATCAGCATGTTGTGGTTTTCCCGTCTACGGGCGGGGCAATGACTCCTTACTTATCTACTTAAAAAGAACATCCACACTACATGTAGACTTTTGCGTTCTTACCTTAATTAAGTAATCGGGACGGAGCGGAAGGCATTCGTACAATTGTTGTTGTTGACATTGCCACTTGGATTGACATTCCACTCATTGCAAGCATTGCCACGATTGGCGCTACGCATGAATTTTAGCCATTACCCCGTACAGTCTAAATTTTATTGAATTTTTGACCGTATCTTTTTGCATCAGCTTTATGCCAGTTAACTAATGCTTCATTGGCTTTCTCATATAGAACAAACCAATATTCATATCTATTGAGTCTTAAATGAAATACTTCTTGTGCTATCATCAAATAACCTATAACCCTTTTCATATTTTCAATAGCTCTCTTTTGATATTTATATCTTCTTACAAAGTCATTGTAATTAGAGACATATATGTTATTTGCAACATAGCAATCAGTATATACATCTACTATTGTCTGCAACATAGGAAGCGTTATCGTATCATCATATTCTTTAAAGAAATACTTCTTGTTTTTAGTGATTTTGAACGTATGCTTTTCAAATTTTCCTATTTCTTGCAGAACTTTTGAACGTGTATTTGACATTGTATTAGCAACATGTCTTTGTCCTACGTTTACACTCATAATTTATTTTTCTCCTTAAAGCAATCGCACCAAACCACGTATTGGTGCGATTAAATAATGATTTAACAGATGCAAATAAGCGGGACGGAGCGGAAGGCACTTGTACAAAAGCTGTAGTAGACATTGCCACTTGGATCGACATAGCACTCACGGCAAGCAATGCCACGATTGGCGCTACGCAACCAAACATAGACACCTGCTGTTGTGTTGTTGATACCATAATTAATATATCTGTCATTTGAAGTGTACCATGGTACTGGGGTTGCTACCCCCGCACGTTCTTTCCAATATGGGTGATAATCACCTTCACCTGCCACTTGCTTGTTGATGAACATTTCTTCAAGTGACGGTAAGAAAACCTTGTCATAAGTAATATCAGCTTCTCCTCCGTCGTTAACGGTGTTTGTATAAGTCACTACTTTAACGGGCTTGATTACATCTACTAATTCAGTTGGTAACATTGCTAAAAAGCCACTGATCGTATCTGCCTGATTAGGAGCTAAATCGAATTCATCTTGTGCTTTCCACCATTGGCCTTTGGCTTTATCACTATTCAACCATTGTCTAATAGCAGATGTTTTCCATCTGTTATGCCCATAAGCACATTCTTGCATACAGTTCATCTTAACTCCGTTTAAACCTTCAGTAGTCTCAATGTCTCTACGAGTGGCAAAATTCATAACCCCTAAATCAATCCCTTCACCGCCTTCTGTAACATCTACAGTTTCAACTAGTGTCTTACCATCATTTTTATAGCTGTAGACTTTCCAGCTAGCTGGTTTAGTATCGGGCATTCCTCTAAATCCGCCTAAACGTCCACCCGCAACAACATCTTGTGTCAATGTGAATTGGTATGTTTTATCTTTTACAGCATTGCTTCCCCAGTTTTGCCCTAAAGTCAAGTGATAAGTTCCTGCTTTTAAACCATTAGGACAAGCAAGAAACGCTCTATATCCCGTGAATTGTACGTCTTGTGGTGTCGCAAAACGAGGTTGTAAAATCATTCCTTGAACTACATCCCCACTTTCTAAAGTGACTTCTCTATGTGTGTTGACATGCCAAGGATATTTTTCGTAAACTGTTCCGTTATCTACGTTTGTGAATTTATCATTGAATGTCTTGCCAATTGGGAAGATTTGTTCTCCTGCTCCACTTGCTACAACTTCTCTAATCATGTCCCAAGTTGAAAATTGAGCAAAGTTACTTCCTGCAATCATTCCTAGAATTGAATTGAGTTCTTTCATCTTTTGAACCATTTCTTTTCCGGTTTCGTTTAGTAATATTGGTTTTGGTGCCATTTTATCAATCTCCTTCCATACACAAATAACCATCTTCAATAACTAATCCTAAAGTATTGAGAATAGCATCTTTATTCTTTTTAGCTTCTTCCATATAGCTTTTTGCATTAGCTTCGCTAGCTTGTGCGTTTTTCATTGATTGTGTTGTTTCTTGAACTGTTTCATCAAGTTCATTGATAGCATTTTCGATAGCTTCGGCGCTTTGATTGAATGTTTCTTTGATTTCGTTCATATCTTTTGCACAAATCTTGTATTCATCATCCTGCCCTTGCGTTTTAAAATCCTTTTTATCCTTATAAGTAATTTTAGGTATTTGCAATGTTGCCAAAATTAATCACCCTCTTTAATGATAGAAGATAAATTCATAAGTTCCTGCATAGTTGGATTAAACTTGCTCACTTCTTCAAGAGAAAGCTTGTCAACTTCAATATCAATATCAAGTGATAATAATTTCAAATAATCTTCATTGTTTACATCTAATGAAATATTTCCTTTATCATCTTTTTTGCCTTTTTCTTTGATAAGTGATTGTACTTGATTATTAAATAATGCATAAGCTTCATCTATCTTCTTTGTATATTTTGCTAACTCCCACTTTAAAGCAATATCACTTTGATGATTTCCTAAACTTAAAAGAGCTGAATTAACAGCTCCTAAATCTTTATTTTTTAATGTGATCATATTTCTATTCTCCTAAAAGTTCATCTTCGATTTTACGCATTTCAGCAGTAAAGGCATCTTGTTGCTTTCTACATTCTTCAATATCAGCTTTATAAAGCTCTCTATTGATGATTGCTACATTTGTACCACCAATCATATTTCCTGCGTTGTCAAATCCTTGTGACAAGTTCATGATGATTTTACCATCTTCACTTTTTACTTCGCCTTTATAATTTCTAGTGTGTTTAATAACTAATTCCATTTTCTTCTAACCTTCTTTCTAACGTGTCTACTTTTGCTGATAATTCTTGAATTGCTTTTGAAAGTAACGGAGTTATCGTATTGTTACATACTTGATACATAACAGAGCCATCATCTTGTTCGATAGGAATGACATATTCATCATCTATTTGTTTAAGCTCTTGTGCGATATATCCACACTTTACATGGCCCTCTTTGTTCGTCCAATCAAAATCAACATGTCTTATTGCATTTACTCTATCCAAAGCATTAATAGAGGTATCAACTATATTTTGTTTCAACCTAGCATCTGAAAGCCATACAGAAATTCCCCATCTTGTGGAGTTAACTGTTGTAATTTCAACGTATTCTCCATTGGAACGAGGAACCCATTTTAACCAGTTTACATAATCTGACATAACACCCTGCCATACAGCATCACTTGTTGAATACATAATAGGCGAGTTTCCAGCAACCATAATAGTAGATAACGATAGCCTTCCACCATATGAGCCTAATGTAGATGCGTTACTTCCGTCGATTTCAACCCCGTATTCATCAATGGATAAGAAGCTATCTTCCTCACCTAGAACTTTAAAATGAATTCCAAGCCCTCCGCTTCCAGTATCTTGAATTCCTTCAATGTGAATACCTGTTTCATTAAGTTCAAGTGATTGTCCATTTTCAGTATTTTTAAAGCTGATTGCTGAACCGGTAATCTTTGAACCGACAATATTGCCAGTAACTGTAAGGTTTCCTTCATCATCTGTATAGAAAACTTTTTCTTCTGATGCATTAGTAATATCCAAAGCACCATTTTTGATGTGTGCTCCTTTGTTATCTAAAGTGAAACTTGTTGTTGAAATAGCATCATCTTTACTTAATTGCTCATTTACAGCTAAAACAATGTTTTTAGGTTGTAAAGCAATTTCAGTATTGTTTACTCTGCTTTCAACTGTTTCTATCTTTTCGATAGCACCATTGACATTTTTTTCAATAGTTATTGTCTTTTCTTCTTGATCTACAGCTTTCAAAGATAGAGTATTAACAGTTGACTCAATTTCAGTATACTTCTCTACTGTTTGATTGACTGTTGCTGTTATTTTATTCAAAGAGTCTTTGTTGTTTGAAATATCTCCTTTAGCATCCGTCAAGTCACTAGAGATATTTGATACATTTTGAGTAATCGTAGCAACGTTTTCCTCTGTGTGTGCTGTTCTTATTGTCAAGCTTCCGATAGTTTCGACTATTGCACTATAGTTGTTTTGAGCTTCTATGATTTTAGCTTGGATGCTATCTTCATTTGTAAATACTCTTTCATTCATACTATCCACATTTAAGCCGATAGTATCCATTTCTTTCTTCAATCCATCAACATTTGTCGTGATGCTGATTGTATCTTGTTCTTGCTTTTCTACTTTAGCTGTTAATTTTTCGATAGTTGTTTCAATTCCTGCATATTGAGTAATAAGAACTTGAACATTGTCTCTAATCGTACTCATATCGTACTCAAAGCCCGTTGGAGTTGTTCCAAACTCAACTTTAGGATTTGAAGCAACAGCTCTTTCAGCATTGACATCTACAATCATTCGCAAGTTAGAAACACTTACAATATCTTCATCTTCGAGCTGATAATGTGCCCAAATTCTCTTATCGACATTGTTCGTGCTTGTCTGTAATAAATATTGCAGATCATACTGTCCTAAATACCAGTATAAAGAATATGTCTTTTTGACATCATTTTTATAAGTAACATCAAATTCAACACCGACTCTGTTTCCTAAACTCAAATATCCATTCAAAACATAAACGGATAGAGAAATAACAATATCCTTACCTTTTAGATAATTTTTAGTAATTCCTAAAGATGGAATGGAATAAGTTGCTCTTTCTAAATCCTTGCTTGTTTTAATCAATGAATACTCGCAATTGTCAAAGATATTTCCACTTCCTGCTTCAATTAGATAAACACTTTGAGTAATCTTTTCTAATTGAGCTGTAATATCTTTGCTAGAAATGACTAATTGTCCGACCTCACTTTTTGTATCATCAATATCTTTTGCTATGATTGTGATTTTGTTGTTTGCTTGGTCTAGTTCAGTTTGTACTCTTTTTATTTTAACTGTTGTATCTGCTCTGTTGGTAACACTTTCAATTGCTTGTGTTTCAAGCTTCCCTTCTGCGTTCATGATATTGTATTCAGCGTTGTAATAATCAATATCAATAGACATCAACATAAAATAGTAAGTATCTTCATCATCATAATACTTAATAATATCTCCTACTGTCGAACCTATGATTTCAGGGGATTTAAGACTCTCCATTGTCATAATAGACAAGCCAATAATATTTGTCGCAATAGCCTTAACTTGTTCTTGTGTCTCAATATACGAGTTGTCAGCCATCAAATAATAAGATTGTCCTTCATCTGTTCCATATTCAAGAACGGTCCCTACTCCATTATCGAATATTACTTTAGAAATAGTAAATTCTTCAATAGTAGCAAATTCTTCTACACCCTCATATTCAGGCAAATCAAACTTCTTTTCTTTTGATAACCTCTTAAAAACAATGTTTCCTTCTTCATCTGCAAAACAGTTACAAGCTGAAAATTCAGCTATGAACATTAAATAATTTCTAATAGATAATGTGTTGTCTTTCCATCCAACCGGTGTATCTAAAACCTTTTGTGGAACTTCATCATAAATAATAGGACAAGAAATCATTCCACTCATTTCATCTAATTGCCCTTTGATTGTTGAAGGATATTCAATGGCCGAGTTATAAGCAACGTTAGAAAGAATGACATTGTCGTATAGTGTAATTTCTAACTCACTTGTCATTCTTTCAGGCTTTTCATAAATTCTAAAAACACCTAATTTGTTGTCATTGTCGTAAATTTCGAATTCTTGATCTAATATATCATTAAAAGCATTTGAGCTGTTATCAATACTTAACTTAACTTGTTTAGAAGAAACATTCCCGATAATTGTATTATCTGAAAAAGAAATAGAGCTTTCCATTGCTGTGACATATTCAGCATAATCAATACCATTTGAAAGTATCTTATACATGTTTCTTAAACCTCAATCAAATTAAAAGACAATGTTGTTTTTGTACCACTAACAGTTTCATAATCTTCTGTTGAGCGGTCACTACAATACATTGTCTTTGTAACTCTTTCTCTCTTGTATCTATCGTAGACTTCAACTTGAAACTCTTGAGGGTCAAGCAATCCAAGAACTAAATCCACATAGTCAGCATCCCTATTTTCCATAGAGCACTCAATTTTTAAACAGTTCTTTCTAATTCTATTTCTTTTTAATATTCCAGTTTTCCAACTTCTTGTCGCTTCTGCATCCAAGTCAAAATAAGTATCTTTTTTAGATGAAAGGCTAATTGTAATACCGCTAATTGTAATTTCATGTCTTCTTTCATTCGCCATATTAAGTACCAAATATTACCTTTCCTGTTTTCATCAATGACTCTTTGTTTGCGTTTTGAACTTCCTCCGCAATTTTCTTTTTACCGATATATACTTGAACAACATTGTTTCCATTGTTATTAGACTCTCCCATTGCTTCCTTAACAGCTCTATATACACCACTTTGAATACCTTGAACAATTTGCTCATTGTTTGCTACAGCGGTTTTACCATTTGTGAATTTACCAACTAATTCCCCGTGGTTTGCCATGAACATTCCGTCTTCTGGGAAACCACCAGTAGCAAAGTGAGGTAATCTCATTGTGATTGTTGAAACAACTCTTGATACAGTGCTTGAAATTGAATTAACAACACTACTCAAACTATTCCAATCTAAAGCTGTATGAACTTTAACATTAGGGTTACAAGCTCTTGCTCTACTTTCAATTTGACCGATAATTCTTAATGTTTCAGCATCTGTAGCTCCACCATTTCTTGCTAAAGCATTTGCTAATTTTTGACAATATTGAAGTCCTGATTTATCACCAGTTTGTTGGAACATATTCAAAGCTTCATCTAATTTTGCTTTTTGATAAGAATTCAATTTAGACATTTGAATTGATGTTTGACTTGACATGTTGGCCCATTTAGAAGCTTCCAAGTTAGCTATTTTGTTTTTGTTTGAAACATAGTTGTTGTATTCTTCTTGCAATTGAGCTTTTTCAGTTGCATTAAGTTTAACTCCTGCATCTGTTAATTTAGCTAACATTTCATCATATGTCATACCGTGCTTTTTAGCTTTTGCTACCATATGTTGAATAATAAGATTAGTAGCTTCTTCATTTGATTTAACCTCTTTAGAATTCATATCTGCGTTATTTTTTACATATTCTGAATGTTTGGATGTTAGATCAACAAGTCCTTGTGCCATTGACTTCCATGTTGCTTTAGAGTCGTTGCCCATCTTTTCATAGTCTGCAACAATACTTTTTGCCATGTCTTTTACATCACCACTTGTAGCTTTAACAGCTTTATCGTAGTCGGTAATAGATTTCTTGTTGGTATCAAAAGCTTTTTGTGCACTCTTAACATTTTTTTCAAGTTGGGCATTAGTAGTTGTTAAATCGCTAATTTGACCTGCTAATTTTTTATATTCAGCAACTTCTGAACTTGTCATAGATGCACCTTTTTTAGTCAATTCAGCAAAACGTTCTTTCTTTTGATTTAATTTTTCAGTATTACTAGCTAATTCCCTTTTTGCGGTAGATAGAGCAACACTTAAATCTTTTTCTTGTTTTAAAGCTTTGACATAAGCATCATAATGAGCTTCTACTTTGGCTTTCAACTTCATAGACTCAATAGTTTGGTCTAATGCTGTTTTTTCATCTTTCCAATTCTTGATAACACCGTCTTGAATAGTGATATTAGTACCAAGTTTTGAATTGATTTGGTCAATTAAGTTTTGTGCTACTTCTTGTGAACCGTTAACCTTACCGTTAGAGTCCACCATTTCATCAAGTTTAGAAATTGCTCTTTCAACAGCATAATATTCACTGTCTATAGTAGCAATTTTTTCTCTTGTTACTTTTTGATTTTCTTGTGTCTTTTTAGTAACGTTATCCAATTCTTTTTGCTGATCTTTAAGTTTATTGATGTATTCAGCGGTTGCACCAGTTGTACCGTTGTAATCTCTTGTAAGATACATTAAGACACCTGATACGGCAGTAATTCCTACAACCGTTAAGCCTAAAGGAGAAGTCAATGCAGATAACCCTTTAGCAAATAAGCCAACAGCACCAGTAGAAGTTGATGCCATATCTCTTAATTTTCCAAAGATAGAAGCTGTGTTGCTCATAGGTGTGCTTCCTGCTGTAAGAGTGGTCCATAAACTAGATAAGATGTTTTTAGCATCTTTAAATGTACTTCCAGTAGATTTAGCGGAAGATGTTAAATCTTTAAATGTATTTACTATCTTACCGCCAAATTTAGTTTCACCAAGCAATGATAGAGTGCCTTTTACAAGTCCTAATTCACTCTTGAAATCCTTAAACACACCTATCCATCCTTTTACCCATACAATTACTTTTGCTCCTTTGTATAAAGTGAACATAGCTGTAAGGGCTGTACATACGAGAGAAACCGCATTTTTGTTTTCTGCAAAAGCTTTTGTCACATCTGCAAGTAAACCTACAAGACTACCAAATAAACCTATAATCTTGCCTAAAACCTTACCTAGTGTTGGCGCAATATCATCTGCAAACCATTTAAGAATAGGCTTAACAAAGTTATCATTAATAGATGTTCCTAAATCAATGATTGCATTAGCTAATCTAATGAGTTGTTCAAATAAAACATTTCCTCCGTTATCCCAAATTCCTTTAAATAATTTAGAGATACCATCAAAGGCAATCGCAAGATCATCTAAAAGAGAAAAGAATAATGAACTTACCGACTCAACACTTTCAGGCAATCGTTTTAAAACAATGCCGAAAGCATCTTCTACGATTGAACCAAAATTAGAAAATCCGCTTTGAAACCTAGAAAGAATTGACTCACCGTATTTATTCCAAGAAACATCCATAGGCTTAAAGATATTTTCGTTTACATACCCACCTACGATTTTTCCCCACTCAATCAATCTGTCTCGAATATCGTTAGCTTTCATTCTAACTTTGTCGAGCATATCGTCATATTCACCGATAGCCTTTAAAAGTCTAGGGTCAACACCTGCACTTCCTAAACCTCCACTATCACTTGAACTACCATTTCCACTTGAACTTTCACTTGTAGAAGTAATGACATTTAATTCATCAAGTCCTGATAATTGCTCTTTGATTTCTTTTGTTTTCTTTTTAGTATCATCCAACTTATCATTGACATCACTAACACTATCCCCTACACCATCTATTGAGTCGGCAGAGTCTCCGAAAGCTTGGTCAAAATAAGTTTGTCCGCTACTTGCATAATCTTCTACGCTATAGCCTAAAAATAAAGCAAGCCATTTAACAGCTTCTTTAATAGCCATAATAAAACCATTGATATAAGGAAGAACCTTACCAATAGTTCCATAGAATACAGAGCCTAACCAACGACCTACTTCTTGAATTTGTTCTTGAAGTACCCTTAATTGGTTGGCAGGACTCTCAATTGTTCTTGCAAAATCTCCAAATGCACTAGAGTTAGCCATTTGTTGTTGCAATGAATATATAATTAATAATCTTTTTTCAATTTCACTTAAATCACTTACTTCTTTATCGTAGATACCTGCTTGTTGTAAATAATCGCTCAATACATTTTGAGTAATATCGTAACCGCTCGTACTACGAATAGGTCTAACTTGTCTTGATAATGCACTTTGGAACTTTTGAGCACTATTCTCCATTTCAACGTTGTAAAGAGAAGCATAGTCAATAGACATCAATGTTAATGTCTCGCTTAATTTCTCTGTAACGTCATTGCTCATACCACCTAATGCACTCAACATATTTTTGTATGTTGCTTGATAATTCATCATAGATGCCTGAGCTGTTCCGAAAGCTTCGGACAATTTATCTTGGAAAGTCATTGCTTGACTTGTTAAATCGCCCATTGCATTAGCGAATAAGTTGACTGTTTCAGTATAATCAACCGATTTTTCAATAATGCCACCAATCCCTTGCATGACTGGTTTTAATGTATTAAACATGAAATACATTTTTCCTAGGTCAAAACCTTTATGTAAACCGTTTGTAGCTTCTTTTATTTGTTTTGACAAACCGCCCATGCTTGAACTAGCTCTTTTTGCATCACTAGACAAGTTTTTGATTTTAGAAGTGTTTACTTTGGATAATGATCTGTTAATACTTGAACTATCAACACCAAGCTTTTTCATACTCTTTTGAGTTTCTTTTAATTTTTTGTTCAAAAGATTTGCGCTTTGTATTGCTTTGTCAATCTTTGTTGAAATAACAACACCAATATCCGTTTGATTGTCCATAAATACACCTCCTTATAAAAAAGAGATAACAAAAAAAGAGATAGTTAGAATTACACCCAATAATTCAATCTATCTCTGTATCTTTTTTCTCTCTCTTCTTCTGTTATTTCATGTTTTTCTTTCTCCTTCAACCTATCTAAATTCATAAAATCTATAGGCTTATTTCTATAAGGTATTGTGTCTATGTCCTTTGGTTTGAAACCACTAAATCCGTTGTGGCAAAGAACGGGCATGATAGTCGTTGAGACTTCATAAAGGGCATCTAGGATATATTTACCCTCTATCCACTTTTCTCTACTCAAACGATTAAAATAAGCTTTTTGATATGCTTTGAAATATTCTTCATCATAAAACCAAAACATATCAACGCTCATTCCATATTCTAAAGCAAGAGGAAGAAATTCCATCAAATAGTATTCTTCCTCTGTTGAGTATTTTTTTCTTACTTCAAATTCTTTTAGTTCATTTTGGATTTCTTCGAGTTTTTCTTCGAGGGTGAGGTTTCTTTCTTTTTGAATTTTGCTTCCGCCTTCGTCATTTCCTCGAATACTGAAAAAGCTTTTTGCTTCGCTTCCTCCAACATTTCAAATACTTTTAAATCACCCATTTTTTCTTCCATGTCATAGATAATGTCGTCAAATAATTCTCTAGATAAATTGCCTTTGAATTTTCTAGTATTTTTCAAGATCACATACATAGTACCTAACGTTGTTAATTCAGCATTATCTAAAACGATAGACATAGCTTGGGTTTTGTCTGCTACTTCTGTTAGTTTTTGTTCTAAAAGAGAAGCCAATTCTGCTTTTTCTTCGCTTTCAGGCATTACATCAATTTTAGCACCTTCAATTTCTAAATTTTTAATGTCTGTCATTAATTCTAGATAATCACCTGCACTAAAATCTTTAACACCTTTCATTTGTAAATCTTTTAATTCTGCTCTAGCTTTATTTGTAGTTTCAAAAACATAGTTTTCACCGTTATATTCATATTCAAATAACTTCATAATTCATATCCTCCAATTCTAATACTAAAAAAGACTACTTAACAATTACTAAAATTGTTGTAGTCCATGGTGCGTATTCTTCTTTAGATGCTTCTAATTCAACAATACAGCTACCTTTAGCAACTGGTGTGATGACTAAATTGCCACCAGTACAAGTAACTGTTGCAACCGCAGGAGTTAAAGAAGTAGCTTTCACTGTACCATCAGCAGGAATTAACTCAACTGTTGCCTTGAAAGTTTGGTCTTTACTAGCGCTATTTAAATAAACAACACTTTCGATTTCTGAACTAAAATGACATGTAGGTTGAATTAAATCGTAACAGTTTTCAATAAATCCCTCAAATGATTTTGGAACAATTTTCATTGTTGCTTTTTCAGGGTTATCACTTGTAGAGTCTTGTGAAGTAATTGAAACTGTACCAGTAAATCTTTCTGCTGAATAATCAGGAGACACTTTTAAGAATTCTAAAGTCTTACCTTCAAGAGCTTTGATACGTCTCATATTGTCTCGGTGGTTATATACATCAACTTCTTTTTCATCTAATGTAACTTTACCGTTGATTTTACCTTTAGTTGTTGATGTAGTGACATCAAATTCAATACTTTCAGGGTTGCTTGCAATAGAAGGTACTGTTTCTAAAGGTAATAATAAAGAAAACTTACCGCTTCCATTTTTATAATATAAAGCACTACCAATACCCGTAATAACACGACTATCGCCAAATTCTTCATATAATTGCATTGTACTTCCTCCTTTTTTTAATAGATCATATTTTTTGTTCTGTTAATTTTTACTGTATATCGCATAACAATTCGATATACGTTTTTATCCACGTTCGGTGTTGGCGAGTCGTATGTTCTTTTTAAACCGCACATGACACCCATATATTCATTGACTAACTTATGCAATTCATTTGCTACAATCATTGCATCCACCATTTCTCCATCAAATTCAAGGTTTATCGTACTAATTTCAACAGTTAGAGATAACATGTCGATTTGTTCATAAAATCCTAAATTTGCAATATTTGTATTATTTGATACAGACAATACAACAAGTGGGAAAATGGACTCCTTCGCTTTTTTTGAAATATATGGTGCATAAATACTTTTGCTACTAACATATGATTTTAAGCCTTGAAACAACTTTTCAAAGTAACCATCCATTATTTAAGCACCTCCCCCATAACATCATTAAAAGCTTTATCCCAAATTGTTTTATATGTTCCTGCACTCCAATAAACGTCTATTGCATTTTGCATAAAGAAATGTGGTTTTGTCCCGTGTGTAAACCTCAACACACCGTCCTTGTCTTTGAATAGCCAACCGCCTTGTCTTCCATCACCTTTACTAGCAAATTCACCAGTTCCAAACTCTACGTAGCAAGCATACATAGCATGATTAATAAGTTCTCCATAGAAATTTGACCATTGCTTTGTAAAGCTATGTTTCAATGTACCCGTTACTTGATACCATTCACTTGAACCAGTGGTATTATCAATATTTTCTTTTGCTAGATTTTCTAAAAAATCAAGAGAATATTGAATAAATGTTTTGCTTACTAAAGGCAATCTTTTTGAATACTCTTGTAGCACATCCATGACGTGCTGTATTCCTTGTTGACTTAATTCAACGTTGATTTGATACTTCATAGTGATTAGGCTTGTTTAGGAGTTTTAGGAGTTTTTTCTACATCTTCTTTTTCGTCTAAAATCTCCCATTCTTTAGTGGATAAATAATCAGCTACAATTTTATCTTCAACATCTTTTACAACTTTCGTTTTAATATTTCTTAATTTCATATTTATTCACTACCTTTCGATATTTTTTGAAAATAAATACATATCTTTTTGTTTTGATTTCTAACCGAGTCTATCAAGTAGTTAGCTTTGCTACCATATGTCTTTTCACCTTCGGGAGTAACTCCATCTAAATAAACTTTGTCTCCTTCATGAAAAACATTGTTAAATATTCTTTTGCTTAAAAACGTCTTATAAGTCTTTGTAACTTTCTCTCCATAAGCTGTTACATCACTGTAGCCATCTAAAGGAGAAACACAACAAAACAACTTTTTAGGCTCTAAATATTTTTTATTTCCGTAATCGTCTAACTTACTTTCGGTATCTTTTTGAGCAATATAGACAACATCATCAAATGATCTTTTAGTTTGGTTAAAACTGTCTCTCATTTTGGATAACCAACCATAGGAAATAATTCCAACACTAAAGCTCTCGAAAGATTTTCGCGTTGAAATGTATATCTGATATTACCTTCTTGATACTCTTTAACACCTATCATCCCATCATCTGTACGTTGGATGATTTCAACACAAGCTCTCTTTATCCAGTTTGCATCAACCTTTGTAAATGTTTCTAATTCAAGTTGGTTAGATAATCGTTTAAACATTGATATACAATCTTCTACAGCATCCTCTAACTCCTCGTTAGATTTATCATCCTCACTGTATTTAATACGGAGTTTCTCAACAACGTAAGATATTACATCTTCTTCCGTCATAACGAATACCTCCTTTTATTCTTTGTCTCTTTTTGGAATAGTAGAAATCGTTTTGTTTGTCTTTTTAACAACCTTTTGATTTTTTCCATCCCACGTATCTATTAAAAAGATGCCTAATCGACGTTTGATTTCATCCTCTGTATAGATACAATTAAATTCAATCTCCTCTTTAAAACTAACTGGGTTGTTAAAATCAACGGTAACTTTATCGGCGCTTAATGAACAAGCAAAAACCTTACTACCATTTGTATAGTAAGGTTCGTCTTTTACTAATATGTATGCCATAAAAATTATCCGTTTGAAATGATTTCAGCAATACGAATATTGCGGTGGTTGAATTTTAATTCCCAGTTTGAAGCTGTTGCTAATTCTTCTCTTGTTGGAGACTCTGTTGCAATGTTATCTGCTTTGATTGAGAAACCGTTTGGATGGAATACTCTAGCTTGTTTAGTGTAAAGCTTATCAATACCACCATCAGTTTCAGGGTCATAATCAGGATAATATGGTCTATCCACTGTTTTTGTAGCTGTTAAGATAACACCTCTACCTAACATATATGAATGATATTTAGGGAAGTTTGGTGTTGTACTGTCAACAGTTCCGTCGTCAGTTTCTAAAATGATCATATTACCGATACATTTTAATTCAATTTCTCCAACGGCTCCCGCAACAGTGAATTTACGATATTCAGCAATGTTTAATTTTAATAAACGAGTTGCGATAACTGAATGGCAAATAAATAAAGAGAATTCTTTTCTTTTATCTCCTAAAGCTTTTTGCCCTGCATCTACAGGTGTTTCTAAAGAAATTTTATTTGCATCTGTGATTGAACCGCTAGCTACTGATAAATCAGTAATATGTGATTTCATTTCAGTTACTCCTAAAACACCTTTAATGACTGCTAATAAATCTTGTTGCCATTGGAAAGTCCAATAAGGTACAACTAAATGGTCTGCTAAATTTTGTAATGGTGATTTACCACTTAAATAGCGAATAAATGTATTTTCTTTCCAAGCTTTTTGTCTACCAATAGCCATAAACATTTGCTTACTATTTTTTAATTCACTAGGGACGTTGTTTGTTTTACCGTCATAGTTTAAAGCGTCTCCTTCTTCATCCACTGGTAAGAAGAATGGAGTTGTTCCTACATTCCCGTCACTCCCTAACGCTTTTTTAATAATTGGGTCTTCTACTAAAATACCTGATTGAATAATCGCTGTATTTAAACATGATTGTTCTTGCATATATCCCGCAAAAACATTGGGATCAAATACTACACCGTTAAAAACACCTTCTCTTGGCATATTTATTTCCTCCTATCGTTTATTGGCTGTTCGATAAGACTGCGTATAATTGTGGGTTAGAAATTTTTAATTGAATTCTTTCGTCGATTGTCATTTTTTTGTAATCTTCTACGCTAGGGACTTTAGTTGTAGTGTTATCTCCTTGTTGTGGTCGAGGAGTAGCACCTAACTTAACAGTTTCTAATTCCTTGCTAGTCGCACTTGTGACAGACTCAACCAATTTGACAATAGACTCTACAATTGTTTCTGTGTCATTTGAAACTAGAGCTTCTGCTAAACCTTCTACAAGTTCATCACTTGCTTTTGTCTTGCTTAATTTGCTGATAGCTTTAGATTTAGAATTTTCTTTTCTCAATGCTTCTAACTCTTTTTTGTTATCTTCATATTCAGCTCTTTGTCTTTCTTCTTCTGACATTTTTTCACGTTCTTTAGCTTTCGCTTCTCTTTTGAACTTTGCTAACTCACTTGCAAGCTTATCGTATTCAGCTTTTGAAATTGTTTTTTCTTCTGTTGGCTGTGGGTTGGATATTGGATTATTTGTTCCTCCTTCCGTTGGATTGCTACCTTCATTAGCAGGAGTTCCACCTTCTCCTCCTTCGCCACTTGCTCCGCCTTCTGTTGGAGCGTATAAAGTTCTTAAAAATTCTGTATTCATAAATATTCTCCTTGCGCTTGTTAAGTAGGCATCTCCGCCCCGTGTTGCGTTTTTTATGGCTTGTGTTCTCTCACAATCTGCGTTTTAGTGTCTTCTCTGACATATAAAAAAGACACCTGCTATGAAGTGTCTTTTTCGTCTTGTTTTGGTTTGTTTTCTAAATCATCTTGGTTATTTTGTTTATCATCCTTGTTAGGGTTACTTTGTTTTTGTTGCATCATTTCAAGACTTCTTTGTTGAGCTTTTTTAACTTCATCTTCCCATGCATGAGCAACCTCGTGAGGGTCGCCTACAAGTCCAACGATATTTAAAGCAACTTCTTTGGGAACGTTCATTTGAATTAATTGAGTTAAAGCTTGAACCTTAACAAGAAGATTATCGTTTTTAGTTCTACTGAAATTAATTTCAATGTCACTTGCGTAAATGTCATTTATTTCGCATTGTGGATGTTTTGAGCAAATATTGATAACTATTTCAAGCATTTCTCTTTCCGAGTCTTTAAGAAGAATCTCGTCTTGTTTAGCGACAATATCAGCTCTCGCCCAACCTCCACCAAGCAATCTTGCTTCTCCAGTATCTCCACCCGAGGTAGTTTGAGTATTTGCTTGTGGAACACCGACCAATGCATAAGCAACTTTAACCAACGCTTCGTACTTTGTGTTGACATCCGCATTGTTTAATAAGTTAGTTAGATATTTTGCATCAGCAGGTCTACTTGGGTCGATTGTATTAAGAGACATTGCTCCGTTTTGGTCTACTTCTTTCTTTGCTTTTTTATCAATGTTTTGGTTGTAGACAACTAAAATTGAATTTACAAAGTCAACAACGTTATCAACACTGTTTGAAGAAATCGTATTGACCGCATCACATAGCGACTCTACTCTTTCAACAATTCCCATTCTCACCTTGTTAATTTTCCATTCAACGAATGGGCAAATTCCTATGTAATGTCTTGTTTTTTTAACAAAATGTCCCGAGTCAAAATAAAATCCAGTAGCATTTCCACCGATATAAAACTCATAGGCCCACATATGATCGTAAATCATCAATTGATAAATAACGTTGTTTGGATCTGTAGAGTCTATCGTTGTGATAATTCCGCCGAACAGTTTTTCTTTCGTAAAATTACTTGAATAAACAATAAACGAATTACAATACTCAAGATTGTATATATCGAATGGTGCATCTCTTGAAATATCGTAGTCAATACCTAACGGTTTAGGTAAAACGATACGATTTCCACTTCCTGCGACATAAACATCTTGTGCAATTTCAACATTTTTAGATGATTTGTTTTGACTTTTCATGTATCTATTGATGATTGTAATATCGTCTGTGCACATTGTATCGTCTGCACATGAATATTTAACATCATCCCCGTACATATACCCTTTTTTGAATTCAACCATTGAAAAGGGATGGCCTTCTTCTACGATTGCATTCATTTTTTCGCTTGCATCATCAACAAATTGCCTTTCTTTTTGCCAAATATTGGAATTTCCTCGATAAACCATATCTAAATGCATATAGTCGGCAACATTTGATGCATGCATCCTCATGATATAAGGCAAATATGCGCTTATGACATTCTCATTCAAAGAATATTTAGAAACTGGAATTCTAATAACAATTCTACCGAAACGATAATTGCCTTTTTTAAACATTGAGGTTTCATTTTTTGTCTCCATATTTACCTCCTATCAAAAATTAACTCTTTTAAAGCTTCCAACAGTTGGAAATTTCAATCTATTGTTTATAAATTCCATACATAAAAGCACGATACTATCAATCGCATCATCAAATTTGTTTGGATAATTAAAAGAATATGAAGTGATTGACTCCATAGCTTCACCCATTTGCGTGATTGGACTGAATAAATTCTGTGCAGGATAAACAATGCTATTTCTAACCGTGGATTGATAATCTTTAATTCTCTGCTCTTTATTTTGAGTAGAATATTTTTCTACGATATTGCAACCGTAGTAACCTTTTTTGTGTAACCTCTCCTCTAAAACAGTTTTAAGAGAGGTGTCTGTATTGTTTTCTACAACGAGTTGGTTTAATTGATGCTTGATGATCATATCGACAATAGGGTCGTATAAATCATCCATTCCTTTCTTCTGATACAAGAAATCGACCAAATAAAAGATATTATCCATTGAATCCTCTCTTGGATAACCGTAGACAATAGGCATTGAAACATAGTTCTTACCACGTCTTGCAGGGTCAAGAGCACCGTATCTAATATCTGAACGTTTTTTAACCTTCTCTTTGTATGTCTGTAATACCGAATAGTTGAATTCCAACCCGTCAGGAGCAATAGGGTCTTGCATATAAACCGCTTGCCATAGGAATTTAGACATGAATTTTCGTTTGTTCTTCAATAACTCGGAAGAAAAACGTTTAGGACATGTCGAATTGTCGTATTTGTCAAGAGCAGGTATTCCAATAAACACACTCTTTCCATCTTTCGTCAATTCGGTAAATCTATGCTTATGGTCAGCAATCAAATCTTCTGCACCACTTGAAGCTCTGTCGTACATGACATTCAATAAATCCGTATTCGCCCACATAGTACCTAGCAACAATGTTTTTTGGTTGTCGTCATCAGCACGTGAAGACCAGTCGGAGTCGTATCTATCTACGAGTTGATTGTGAAGGGTCACGTTTGTGCTTTCAACTTCTCCTTTTAGCAAGTCGTCAATAACAACAAGTTTTGCACGTTTTCCAGTCGCTTGACCGTCCCTTGTAACAGCGAATAGATTGAATTCGTCCTCACAATCACATAAACAAAACGAATGGTTGTCGTCTTTTTTGAAGACGTATTTTCCTTTGTGTAATACATTGGGGTCGTCATATCTTGGAAATATTTCCTTGTATGCTTGTGAATTCATAATAGTTTTTGTTTGGGCTGTTGTGATTTTAACCAAGTCGTCAGAGAATGTAATTCTTAAAGCACTCAAATTAGGATTGTTCCCAAAGGCATTTGCTAGAAGCAAGTTGCCCATATACGATTTACCAAGTCCGGGCATGCACGATACACGCATCAGATTTAAAGTATCGCTGACAATAAACTGGTCAGCATAATAAAAAACTGGCTCTACCGTTTCCATTGTCTTGTCCCAAATCTTCTTTTTCTTGTAACTTTCTATGTACAAGGCAAAGTTCTTTAGAATTCTTCTTGCAGACAAAGCAAAGAATTTCTTTCTTATGCCAAACAGATTGTTAGCAACCTTTAAGCTGTTCGTGCCGATTATTCCCTTGTCAAGTTTAGGAAGAACCTCCTCGTCTATTAACTGGCAGATGCGATACTCATGTTTGGTTAAATTCATTTCCTCGCAATATTCGTAATGCTGTAGCATTGCGTCGTATAGATTTTTAGCAATCTTTAACATCTGAATTGAAGTGGAAGCTCCCGTATTTCGTAAAGCAATCTTGTAATCGTTGATTACTTTAGACATATTTTCAGCCATATATATTTAGATTTCTCCTAAAATGTAGGCCCGTTTTCTTCTTGATTTCCAACTTCATAATCACTTTGGAAAGGCGATTTTTCTTTGATTGTGCATCCAATAGTCGTAAGCTTGTTTTTGTTTTGAATATACAAAATCTTGTCGACAGTAACACAATCCCCTGCTCTTAAATCTATCTCGCAACCGAATATCTGTAGATAAACAAATCCGTAGATCGGTCTCCTTAATTGTGAGAAATTGACGTCATGAACTTGGAATTGTTGGAACTCTCCAAATTTAGGCCTTATCCCAACGGCTTTTTCTTGATATTTCTCGGGTTGATTTTTGTAATCTTTGTAGGGTTTTAAAGCCCATGGTCTACCGTCTAAATGTAGCATTTTCTCAACCTCCTTGTTTTTTTGCATAAATAAAAAAAGCTAGGAAATAAAAAGACATAAACTTTTTAAATCCTAGCTTGTAAATAATAGAGTAAGGGCTGGAAGATGAAGGACTCGAACCTCCGCAATTGCCAACACCAATATGCTTCCGATTATCTTCCGAGTTGATTAGTTTGAAAAGACAACAAGCATCCACTAATCAAATGTTTCTTGACTGTATTATGAATACTACGCTTTTTTGTACAATTTATAGTTTTCAAGAAGGAAATTATAACAAATGAAACCAGTCGAATTCATATGGAAATGTTAATACAGCCACTTTAAGGTCATGATATAATTCTTTATTAGGTTTTTAACTTTTTCTAGATTTTTTTAACTTTTTGAGCTTGACAACCACGTTCTGTGTTTTTGACATCAAATTCTACTTGATCTCCTGCACTTAAAGTTTTATATCCTTCACCCTCAATTTGAGTGTAATGTACAAAGATGTCGTTTCCTTCACCTTCAGGAATAATAAAACCAAACCCTTTTGTATTGTCAAAGTTTTTAACAGTTCCTCGCATTGAATTTTCCTCCTATCTTTAAAATTTTATTTTGGTAATGTGAATAGATTTTGGCGCACATTGCAGGATTTGAACCTGCGCTAGGCTTTACACCTACTAACTGTTTAGCAAACAGTCCCCTTAAACCTCTTGGGTAAATGTGCAGATAAGGGAACGCTTTGTTCCCCTAGTTGTTTTACGTCAACTATCTTCCTTTTTTTGAAATGTTATGCATGTAAAGTATTCAGCGACACTAATTCAGCTATTTTCACCACCACCATTGCTGTGTTTAGTGTTCAACCTTCTGGTCATTGTACTCGGTGCTTTTACAAGCTTTAGGCTTGATGGACTTATGATTTAATAAGAAGCTAAAGAATGGCTTTGCAAATTTGTAAATAAAAAAGCACCCACAACGGGCGCTAAAGAAGGGAGAAACCCCTTTTGAGTGCTATTTCACTTACATACATGAGTTTACGCTCGATTTGTCAAGTTGTCAAGACAACCTAGCAAAAATAAAAATATATAATTTATACTGTGTTTTAAAATATAAAAAGGCTCTATGATTTGAAAATTTTTTGTGTGTAGGATGGTGGAGTAACTAACCCCCGTACCGATCTCGGCAAAATAGGGAGGGGTGGCTATGCATAAAAAGTATAGTGTTTTTCTAGCTCTAAAGTGTCAACCAAAACGAACGTTTTTATTTACATTGT